CGCCGATACCGAGCTGAACGTACATGTTCAGCGTCGGTTCGACGCAAATACCACGATCCGTCTTTGCAGATTTGGGAACCGTTGTGAACCTATTACCCTCAACTATAACAGGCTTCTCTTGACGGTGGTGTTCCCACCACTGTTCGCCAAGGATAGCCCTATAGTAAGGATATAGGTCAGGGGTCAGGTGTATTGGTTTGTCGTATTTATCAGACAAACTACTACCTCTACCTACCACACCAGTGCTTGCACCAGGACCATGACTAAAGTTATCTGAAACGAATTTCAGATCTCTTGAAGTCAGAGGGCCTAATATCTGATTGATATAGGATCTGAAACGATGTACTACATCGTTCCAGAACGCCTGTCTCAACCGAATATTGGTGACAAAGCAGTGGGCTTCTGATTCCTTAAAGGAATCTATAGCCGCCTGGTGGCGGTCGATATCAAGGGGAATATCCGGATGCTTCCGAAGGACTTCGGTCACGAGGTAGTCCAGGGCGAAATGCCTTGGTTCCTCGTACTGATCAAAGTGCATCGTAAGATCCAGGTATTCCTCCCATTCCTGATACTGTAACATTAATGATACAGCTAGGGAACGGGGCGTATCGACAGCCTCGCAGAGCCTGTGGGTCGTGCGCAGTGCAAATCTAAGATCGGCACTAATGTTATCAACTCTGTTGTATAACATAGCGGTTCCTTTTGGTCTAATACGCGATTAAGTAGTCACAATCTTCTCTATCACCTGCATGACGAAATAGATCCAAAGATCTATAACGACAACGCAGAATAATACAGAAGTTGAGAACAACGCGATAAAACGCGCGGCTCTCATTTTGTTTCTACCTTTTCGTGAACGACAGTCTTCCCTGATCTCGGAGTTATGTAAACCTTCACACTATTCCAAATAGTGATTAGGATTTCCATAATTCTGAGCAGCCTTTTGGTATCCATAACTGTTTACCATACAGGCGTCAGGTCCTCGAGATGGTTTTTGACATCGGTAGCGTCAAGCAGATTACTGCAAAGCGCAGCGAAGTCGGCCCTCTCGGAGGTGGACATGTCGTCAGGCAGGATGAATTCCATGTTCGCACGAGCGACGGAACGGGCAATAACTGCACCGTCTACCGTTTGCTCATACGGAACAGAGAAACTCACTCTGACCTTATTAGTCACTCGAGATCCGTTCGCACGGTTCAAGCTAAGGCCGATCTGTTCCTCAGTAGCTGAGGTATTTGCGTCGGTTACATTCCGATACAAAACCAGATCGCCTTTCTTGCCCACGGGATCGTACAAGTGGGCGGCGGGGGTAGCATCGTTGATGCTGATTTGTGTTGCAGCTGGCATAAAGCCTCCTGTAATAACTAGACGGCATCATCACCGCCTGAGATAGATGGTCTAAGACCGTTTATAGAACACAGTTTGAGTCACATCCCGAAATCCTTTTTAGAAAATCGGGGCATGACGCCGCGACACCCTCTGGCATTTACCAGAAGTGACACGGCATTGAGCAACTTACTTACTGTTGCATCAAAATCAAACTGCGGGATTGCTGGAAGTGGTATGGTGTTGTACACGCTACGCGTAATGGCTTCGAAGTTAGTAAACCCTTTCCTTTCGGGAGGGTGTTTCACTCCGAAGACATCCGTTATGTAAGGTGTACGAACCTCATATTGCCTCCTTTTCCTAACCACCGATACGTTTACAGATTTCACTCCACCTAAGGCGGAGAGAGCACTGAGCGTGTCACCGATAGGTATAAACCAATCTACGACGAAGCTATAGGGAACACGTTCCCATACGATCTCAAGAGGATTTCCAGGAGTAAACATGGAAAGCTTCTCAAGATCTAGCTCGACGTAGGCAGTTGTATACTGATCACCGGTTTGTTCACACGTAAACGGACCTGACTTTCCGAGACCGTAGTACACGTCCTCTAGTTCGAGGACCTCCTTTTCACAAGTCTGCTTTATAAAGTAGCGCTTATGAACAGGTTTCTCGAGTCTATGACGGAGTGCTTCGTAGCTGTCAAACATATCTGACACCAACGGAGCAACACCGTAATCATAGATGAGATGTGCTGCGGAAACGGAACACATGCTGCGATTCTTGAGGAATTTCTTCTTCTTGAATGCGCGCCATGCGTTCACTACACCCTTTGCTGCATCGCCGAACATTGATGCAGTCTGCCGATAC